GCTTGCAGTTGGTAGTTGACAGCAACTTCGCTGCCAAGACCATGATCATTACCCGCGTTGGTCAAGGTGCAGGCGATGCTTACGAGTTCTACGAATCAATCCGTGGCCTCATGAGCGTTGAACAGCCTTCAGTCTTGGGACGCAACATGTCATTCCATGGATACGTCAGCACCTTTGCTGCAATCGGTGGCATGATTCGCAAGATCACCCAGGCTTAGTAGAAAGGCGGCTTAACCGCCATGGCTACTTACACAGTTACTAACAAGTATCTGATTGACAACTTTGCCGTACTGCAACTCCTAACCCCATCGGAGATTGCAGTCGGCAGTTCAATTACGGTTGCTGGAGTTGACGCAACATTCAACGGCACTTACTCGGTGCGCGCATTGCCACAGTATTTGTTCCTTGGAATTGATACGCAGGGCGATCTGCTCTACGACTATCAGATACCGATTGCTGACCAGGTGCTTTACGCCAAAACCGCAAGCGATGTCGAGCGTGTCGCCGCGTCTGGAACTGTTGCCAATGACCCTGTTTGCACATGGGTGACGGCCGCGCAGGTCATGTCGTACCTTGGCATCACGATCACGAACCCGTCTGACGATTACACGTTGCTCACGCAATCGGTGTCGGCTGGCAATCAGTTCGCATATCGCAGGCGTCAGGAATCGGGCTATATCGACTCCCTAACGACCTCTCCTGGCGGTGACGCAACATTGGGCACCTTGATGTATTGCGCCGCTCTGTGGCGCTCTAGGGGCTCAATAGAGGCAACCTACGCCACGTTTGACGGCATGGGCTCGGCACCACAGCAAAGCCTGACCCCGATCGTCAAGCAGTTGCTCGGCATCCCACGTCCAGCGGTTGCCTGATGTCCTACACCGACCTGTTCAATGAAGCGATTGATGACGTCACCGCAACGCTTACAGCTGTATCAGGATTGCGCGTCATAAACGACCCAACAAAACTTGTGCCTAATTGCGTGTACTTGGACGCACCGAACTTCACCACGTTTGCTGGCAACGGCAACATTGTGCGCCTCGAGTTTCCTGTCAAGGTAATTGGCTCTGGGCCTGCAGGTCTGCCGGTGCTCCGCTCAATCTTGAGCATTGTGGCAACCGTGCTTGCCTCGCCAATTATTGTTATGGCTGGCCGTCCGTCAAGCCTTGAGATCGGTGGCGCGTTGTATCCGTGCTATGACCTTGATTGCGCTATCCAAGCCCAGACCGCATAATCCACTACTACCGAATACAAATCATCTACTATCAGATCAGAACTTAAGGAGCAAACATGCCAGCATCAACTTACCTCTCGAACCCAACAGTCAAAATTGGAACCGCAATTGGCACCATTGTTGACATCACCGATCAGGTCAGCGCAGCGACGTTGACTGTGACTGCAGAAGCTCTTGAAGACACCGCATTTGGTCAAACTTCACGCACCATGACTGCAGGCTTGTTCAGCAACTCATTGACCTTAACTGTGTACGCATCGTATGCAGCGTCAGAGTCGTACGCGGTTCTTGCACCGTTGCTTGGCACCAAGTGCACAATCAAAGTAAACCCAACAAGCGCTGCCGATTCGGCAACTAATCCAGGGTTTATTTTGACCGATACTTATTTTTCTAGCCTGCCTGTCGTGAACGCGTCCTTGGGTGAGCTTAGTGTTTACGAGATCGAGCTCCAGGGGGGCACGTACTCGGTTGACACAACCGCATAATCAACGGCTCCAAGCCGACATAGGAGAAACATGAAAATTAAGTTGCAGTTAAAGCGCACGACCGACAGCGCACCAGAGTTCTATTACACAAACCTGTTTGTCATCACCGAATGGGAACGCCTTGAGCGTCGCAACATTCAGCAACTGTCAGCCTCACCGCTGTACTCCGATTATGCGTGTTGGATGCACACGATCTTGAAACTTAAAGGCGAACAGGTTGGCGACAACTGGCGTGAATGGATTAGTAAAAACCCTGACATCGACATTCTGCCGGTACTGGATGAGACAGACCCAAACCCTACGGACGCGGCACCTTCCGCCGCCAATTAGCAGAGGTTCTCGTCGGGGTCGGTTGGTGGCCTAACGACATTCCGTTTGACGCACGCGATCTAGTGACTGTCATTAAAGTGCTTAACGAGCAGAACAAACGGAGATGATGTGAATGAAGTATCGGCAAAGATTGAGGTCGTCGGGCTTAAAGAAGCCTTGAAGACGCTTAACAAGATTGACAAATCTTTGCGCCGTGAAATCACAAAAGATTACAAGAAGATTGTTCAACCTGTTATTGACGATGCCAACGCGCTTGTTCCTACTGGCGTTCCCCTGTCTGGTATGGCGCGCAACTGGTCAACCCGATCGGGTTTCAAGATGATGCCGTGGATACCTGGCATGAAGCAGAAGATTGCTGCCAAGATCAACACTCGAAATATCAAGGAATACGGCGGAAACAAAAGCAATGTGGGCACGTTCCTCATCCAATGGCAGGGCGCTACTGGCACCATGTTTGACATGTCCAAAGAAGGTGCATTGGGCCGTCAACTAACTGCACGCTATGGAGAGCGTTCGCGAGTAATGTGGAAAGCGTACGTGCAACGCGAAAATGATGTCATGTCCGAGATGGGTCAATTAGTTAAGCGCGTCATGGACGAAGCAAACAGAGAGACCGCGTAATGGCAATCAACATCCCGATCATCAGCGAGTTTGACGGCAAAGGCGTATCTAAGGCCATCAAGCAATTTAAGCAACTTGAGACCACAGGTGAGAAAGCTCAGTTCGCTATCAAGAAGGCTGCCGTACCTGCAGCTGCGGCGCTCGCTGGTTTGGCTGTAGCCCTAGGTGATGCCACAAGCGCTGCAATGGAAGACCAGCAAGAGCAGGCGGCGTTAGCGCTTACTTTGCAGAATGTGACTGGCGCGGGCGCTGCACAAACCGCACAGGTAGAAAAACAGATCAGCGCAATGAGTCGAGCGTCTGGCGTTGCTGACACCGAATATCGCAAAGCATTAGAAGCACTTGTGCGCGGTACCAAAGATGTTGGCATTGCGATGAACGACATGAACCTTGTCATGGACATCAGCACGGCTACCGGCATGGATTCTGCAAGCGTTGCCGACGCATTGGCTAAGGCTTACCAAGGCAACTTTAAGGCGCTCCGATCATTGTCTCCAGAGATGTCAACCATGATCAAAGAAGGCGCAAGCCTGAACGAAGTCATGGACGTGCTCGGCGGAACCTTTGGTGGTGCGACAGCAAAGAACGCTGAAACCGCTGCAGGAAAAATGGCAATCCTGAAGAACTCCATTGGCGAAACCAAAGAATCAATAGGCGCAGCGCTACTACCCGTGCTCGAAGCCGTGCTACCTGTGCTTAATAAGTTTGCTATGTGGGCTCAAGATAACCCGAAAGCATTTTTGGCTATTGCTGCCGCTATTGGCGCGGTCGCTGCCGCCATTGTTGTCACCAACATTGCTATGGCGCTTAACCCGTTTAGCCTTATTGCTGCAGGCATCGCATTGTTAATAGTTGGTTTGGTCGCCGCATACAACAAGTTTGAGTGGTTTCGTGACGGCGTAAACGCAATTGTAAATACCGTGATCGGTTTCTTTGCTGGCATGGTAAACGCTGCAATCGGTGCAGTTAACGCAATCATCAGCGCCTACAACTCAATACCTTTGCTACCAGACATTCCAAAGGCGCCAACTGTTCCCGTGCCAAAACTTGGCAACTCACCGACACAAACAGCGGCGCGCATGAACTTGCCACGCATGGCTGAAGGCGGAATTGTCAGTTCCCCAACTCTTGCCCTGATCGGCGAGGCTGGCCCAGAAGCAGTAGTGCCTTTAGATCGCATGAATACTGGCGGCGGAGTGACCGTCAATGTGACTGGCGGGCTTGCTACTAGCGCAGAGATCGGTCAAGCCGTGGTCAACGCTTTGCGCGCCTACTCACGGAGTGCAGGGCCGTTGGCTCTGAACATTGCCTAATGCCAGGCGTCGCTGTTGTTGATTCAGGCAACTATGACCTGCAGATCGCTACAGGATTTAACGTCAATGCGTTTACTCTTGACAACACAACTAAAGGCGTTTTAGATAACACGACCTATGTGCTTGACGGCAACACCGAGTTTGCAAGCGTTATGGACTCGACTACGAGCATCACCGTAAAGCGCGGCAGACGCGACATTGGCGACACGTTTAGCGCCGGCACAATGACGTTCATTATTCAAGACGTGGACGGCATTTTTAACCCGTTTGACGAAAATAGCCCGTACTACGACACAGCAGAATCTAAGCCTGGACTAGCGCCAATGCGTCAAGTCAAACTAATTCGATACAGCTCTACCGATGTCCCTGAATTGCTTTACTCGGGTTATGTCGTGAACTATGACTACAACTTTGCACTTGGCGGTCTTGACACCGTAACCGTGTATTGCGCTGACCAGTTCTATTTGCTGTCACAAACCTATTTAGACGAGTTCAACCCATCAGCCGAAACATCAGGCGCACGCATTGAAACTGTGCTTGACCTGCCAGAAGTTGACTTCCCAGCCTTAGCCCGAGACATATCAACAGGCACCGTCAACCTTGGCCACGCCGCCGCGTACACCGTGCCGGCAGGAACCAACGTTCTGCAGTACATTGCCCAAATTAACGACACCGCCGAGTTCGGGCGTCTGTTCATGTCCCGTGATGGCGTGCTCACATTCCAAGACCGCATCGGTCAAACCCTGTCGGCGCCAGTTGCCGACTTCCACGATGACGGAACCGAATACAAATACAACGGCGTAGGCATCTCATTTGAGGCTGACGCTGTAGTCAACCGCGTGGTCGTAACAGGACTAAACGGCAACACGGCAACAGCCACCGACGCAGGCTCAATCGCCACATATTTCATTCAGACCGACAGCATCACCAACAGCCTGCTCCACGTCCAAGGAGAAATTGACACCGCGGCGTCTTACCTGCTCAACCCTGAACCCGAGGCACGGTACACCAGCGTAGAAACCGCATTCCTCATGCTGACCACAGCCCAGAAGGACACCCTGGCAACCCTAGAAATAGGCGACACCATCACCGTAGAAAAGACATTCCCAAGCGGTGCCGGCACAACCGAGTTGGCGCAAGAGCTGTCTGTTGAAGGCATTGAGCATTATCTGGACTTTTCTACTGGCCACCGTGTGCTGTACAGCACCGCGCCGACCGTGATTGTTTACGAGTTGATCTTGGATGACGCGGTGTATGGCACACTCGACGCAGAGAATGTTTTAGGATAAGGAGCACTTATGGCAACACCAACCACACTTCCGGCAGCGTTTACCGCTGGTCAGGTTTTGACCGCGGCACAGATGAATGATTTGCGGGGCGCTTTTCGCGTTTTGCAAGTTGTCGCCGCCCAATACAGCACGGAAACTTCATCGTCAAGTAGCACTTTTGCTGACACGGGATTGACTTTGACAATTACGCCAACTTCAGCGTCAAGCAAAATTTTGGCGATAGTAAACCAATCAGGTTGTTACAAAGATTCAAACGCTACCGCTATGGGTTTAAGACTTGTGCGCGGCTCAACCGAAATATCGTATTTTGAAAAATTTGGTGGCACAAACGCCACAGCAGCGGCAAATGGTTTTGGTACTTGTTCCACGATTATTTTGGACAGCCCAGCAACAACCAGCGCTACAACGTATAAAACCCAATTTAAGAGCGAACAAAACTTGTCAAGGGTTTTAGTGCAAACAGGCACATCAAATTCCACCATTGTTTTAATGGAGATTTCAGCATGACCCACGAAGAAATTTCACAAATGCTAATGGCAGCAGGTTTTAACAACGGTTGGGTTTTGTCAGGAACAGAACTTATTTTGTGGGAACATGACGAAGAACCACCAGCGCCATTGACACGCCCAGAGGCGTAGTGCGCTGGCGTTACCTCATCGGCTACGGCGCGTTAATTGCAGTCGTGTTGTGGGGATGCGCTGGGTGCAGTTATGACGGGTCATATCGTTATCCATGTCAAGACCCAGCCAACTGGACAAAAATAGAATGCGAACCACCGATCTGCAACCCATCAGGCACATGCACAAGGGATTTAATTTATGCGACCACGCCTTAAACCCGAGGAGCTTCACGCTCGACTAATCGTTGTTGTCGGCATCATCCTTGCCAGCGTGTTTGCCATCACCGTGCTTGGATTTGTGTACGCACTCATGTTTGTTACACAGCCGATCGGGCATCAATCGCCCAATGATTCTGCATTCATAGACCTGCTCTCAACCCTGACCGTCTTCATGACCGGCACCTTGTCAGGCTTAGTGGCCTCAAACGGGCTAAAGTCAAAAGCGAAAGAAGGAGCCAAAGATGTTGAAGCCTAAAGACAAAGCCCTACTTGCCTCATACGGTCGCTCGGTCATTGCAGCGGTCATTGCGGTTTACTCAACAGGCAACACAGACCCAGCCGATCTAGGCAAAGCAGCGCTCGCCGCGCTTGTGCCAGTTCTCATCCGATATGTGAACCCTAAAGACCTGGCAT